TTAGAAGAGTTGGGGTTTAGATTACAATTTTGGGAAGGACTGAAAGGAAATCCAATCTCAGAATTGTATAGCAAATTTATCTTTGTCTATAATAGATGATATTGTTTCTTATTTTACTTTTAGTCAACGCTTATATACTACACACTACCACAGAACCCAGGGAATTTACTGAAGTCAAGGAAAAGTACAAGACTCTCAGAGATCATTTGCGTGAAACAAACAATGAGAAGTTTCACATGCTCGTACGACCTATACCACTCACGGGCCGTAAAGTGATGACAGATTCGGTAGGATTCAATGTCAATAAAGGATCTGAAATCACAATATGTCTCGATGGTAGTACGAATGAAATCTTTCATGTTCTCATACATGAACTGGCACATTCCACTGTCGAGGAGTATTCACACTCGGAACAATTTTGGGCCAATTACAACGAACTCATGGAAATGTGTATACAGATAGGAATTTACCAAAAGATCATAGAAAAGACTGAATTTTGTGGTCAGCATGTCCAGGATAAATAATCTCATTTTATAGTAAATGAAAACACCACTTAACGTTTTACTCACTGCGATTGTCTATTGGTTCATCGTATTCGCCATCACTCGTGTGCCAGCGTACTCTAAAAACTACTATGTCAATCTCGCATTCCTGACAATTGTCATACCAAACACGATCCGAATGATAATGAGTTCCCAGCGTCTTCCCCAACTTCATGTCGATCGCGGTTTCTTCTTGACTTCCACTGTCTTTGCTTTCATTCTCACCTATCTCATGAATAAGGTTTGGAAGCCCACTGAAGAAGCGCTCAAGGATCCCACGGTTAATAATACTAAAAAGCTTCAGTTAAGTACCTTGTTACTACTGACCTTTGGGGCCGGTGCGTTAATAACGTACTACACTGGTGTAGATAACTCTATATATAGTAATATGGGATGGCAGACTGGAGCCGCCGCTTAAGGCTTCACGACGTAATCCTTGACGATGTAAAAAGCAATAGCAGCAACTACACCCGTAGATGCTAAACCAACAACACTTCTACCCCCTTGTTCGTTAAGGAACTTGGGGATAGAGGTCGCGAGCTTATCTTGAATGGGCTTACTGACAGAAATGGCTGCACACAAACCAGCGAGTAGAGCGATGACATGGTCATCCGTGAGGTTGAGTGGGTACTTGTTAGCGGGTTTTTGATCCTGGGCCTGTGCGGGTGCGGCATACATACCCTGAGGTTGCGCGGCAGCCATCTGAACACCCTGCATCTTGGGCTCTTCACTCATCATAGGTGGTTCCATCATAATATCATTAATGGGGGTAGAATCCATTGTCTCTTTATGTTGACTCACATTTTTTTCAGATGTAAAAGACGTAGATGGATTGTCGCGTAAGGGGACCATCCCTTCCCCGTCGTCTGACAAATTAAGGGTATTGACCTGCCCGGAGGACATTTAATATACTCGCATGTTTTTCATGAAACTATAGGACGCAATTATTTTCGCTTTGTGACGGTTATAGCTGTTTTCCTATTGGCCTTTTTAGCGTCCTGTTCCTTCTGGTCAGCGTGCTTTGAATTATACATCTTCTTATGCATTCCCCATAATTGAGAACTTCCAACTTTGAAATTCTTCCTGACAGTTGCCTTGTACCAAAACACACAATCCTGAATCCTGTTAGACTTCACAGTATTGTCTAACACGAGACATTCATAATTTTCTGTACAGGCATCCATAACCTTACAGAACATATCGAAAGAAGGGAAGATACCAAAAAAGGATTTGTAAAGTTTCTCTCTATTTTGTATGATGTTCTCCCTGAGAATGAACACATAATCAACATTAGCGCGAAGAGCTGGGGGCAAATCCATCACATATTGCATTGTCAACATAAAGAAGATTTTCCAGTGACGACCGTTCATAAAACACTGTCGAATACACGTATCTTTTAGAAACTTTGAGTCGTACATACAGTCATCCAGAAGCATAAAGGCTCCACAATTCTGTTTTCCTGCACCCACCAACTTCCTCTGTCGTGCCATTACACGTTCGATCGCATCTTTATCGTAGTCACCATAAATGAAGAGATCAGGAATGAACTCGGAATAGAAATGATTACCCTCCTCTGTCCCCGAAAGAACAATACCCGCTGGGAGATGTTTCTTATGATACATTATATCCTTCACGAGGGTCGACTTACCTGTATTGCGCTTACCGATAAATACAATGACCTTATCATCTGCAATTGATTCAGGCTTGAACTTTTTCAATTGAAGATTCATTCTATTGTATCGTATCGTTTTATTTAACAAAATTTTACTCATATACAGTAGGAATGGCTGGTCGTCTGAGACTTGCCGCCACAGGTGTTCAGGATCAGTGGTTGACAGGTGAACCACAGTTCTCGTATTTCCTGATGAATTTCAAAAAACACACGAAGTTTGCTATAGATACGATAGAGAGTCAGTTTGATGGTAAGATAGATTTTGGTGAAATCCTCGAGTGTAGTGTTCCAAATGATAAAGGTGATTTGATTCGTAATATGACCCTGAAGGTTACACTCAGTGATCCCACACCTGATACAGCGGGTCATAACGACACCGTCTGGTCTCCTTCAATTATGACACATCTCATAGAATATGCTGAATTAGTTATTGGTGGGCAAATTATTGAACGAATTACGGGAGAGTACATTTACTTACATCAGCAGCTCAATAACACAAATGATGATATTGAACAAACTCTTTACTTCTTAAATGGACATGGGAATATCCTGAGTTACCAAGGAGAATACACCTACTTCTTGGATTTACCCTTTTATTTTTACAGAAACCCAACCCTCGCCATTCCAACATGTGCACTTACTAAACAACTCGTAGAAGTTCGAATTAAGACTCGACCATTGACTGAACTCATATACGGTGGTAAAGGGTTGTACTCACCCCCCTCAACGTACGAACAAGATATAACTGGTACTATCAATAAGTTTTCCCTTGACACTGAATTTGTGTATGTGACCCCCGATGAAAGTAACTTTCTCAAGTCAAACCCCATCGATTATATAATCACACAAGTACAGGTGTCCAATTTTAAGATGAAACCCAATGAAAATGAAAAGGATGTGTTACTCAAATTTTCACACCCGGTGAAGGAAATGTTTTTTGTATCACAATCTGAAGAATCTGTACAGAATAACTACCCAAATGAATACAATACAATCACAAATGTTGAATTACGATTTAATAATGAAGTTGTTTTCAATCGAGATGAAAAGTTTTTAGCGTATGAACAATCTTTGAAACATCATATTAACTCACCCCTCGATAAACAATATAATCTAGGAGGTATTTTTTCAGATCAATCATTTACATTCGGACCATCTAAGTTTGGGATGTATTCCTTTTCATTGAAACCCGAGGTACATTATCCAACTGGTCAAGTAAACATGAGTCGTATAGCACATAAACTCTTGAGAATCAAAATTAATCCACTGAACACCACAGACTCGAATAACACGCGAGTGTACGCAGTAAACTATAACGTGTTAAGGATACAGAGTGGTTTAGCGGGATTAATATTTTAGGTGGATATAATAGGAATGGCTGGTAAACTCCAATTGGAAGCAACTGGACCACAAGAAAAGTATTTCACGATAAACCCAGACTACACATACTTTTTAGAAAAATTCAAAAAACATTCCAATTTTTCAAGGCAGTATGTAGACATAGACCCTGAAAGTGAAGCGGCATTCGGGAGAAAGGTACGATTCAAAATTCCACAGAACGAAGGAGATCTTTTACAGACAGTATCCCTTAAGTGTAAACTTCCACAACTCGATCAGAACATGGTATATATCGAGTCTGTGGGACACGCTCTCATCGAGCATGTAGATTTAATCATGGGTGGAAAGGTCATAGAGAGGATCACGAGTGATTATCTTCAGATTTACTCGGAACAGTTTATGACGCAGACAAAGCAAAAGGCGCTCGAACAACTCGTAGGTAAATACCCATTGAGAACTACATTCAAGAGAGTTTCTGAGGTTGAAGGTAATAGTGGAATCATCATACATAATACACTTGGTTTAGGTACAGACGAAGAATTTTTGGTTGATATACCATTTTATTTCTATAATCACCCAGAATTGGCTGTACCCATGTGTGCCATGAAACATCAAGAAGTTGAGGTTGAATTCAAGTTGAGGAGTGTTGAAGACTTAGTTGTTCATATAACAGGGAGTCGTACCAACTTACCTAGTGTTCTCGAATCTCTTAAACCCAAGATCAAGGAGTTTTCACTTTGTACAGAAGTAGTATTCCTAGACTCAGTCGAGCGGATAGAGATGCAAAAGTTATCACGAGATTATCTCATCACACAAGTTCAGCAGAATACATTCGAAGTTGGTGTAGATACAAATAAAGGGTCGTTTAAACTTGATTTTTTCAATCCAGTGAAAGAGCTCCATTTTGTCATTCAGCGCCACGGTAGTAATGTAAACGCAGCTGATACAACTCTCCAGGGGAACTTCGTAACTCCATTCGACTATGATAACACATCAAATGTTGAAAACGGTAAATTGATTCTGTATGAAAATTTAGATCATCTCACGTTACAATTTGACGGTGAAGATATAATCACGAAGGATACAGGGAATGTCATATTTTTGAAGGCAATCCAGGGAGCTATTCATCATTCAAAAACACAACTCATCAGGCGATTCTATTCGTACAGTTTCGCATTACAACCGGAAGAATGGTACCCGACCGGTCAAATAAATTTCAACTTGATAAAAGAGCCAATTCTAAACCTAAGTATGACATCATGTCCAGATTTCGCACGACAAATTCGCGTGTACGCCACAAGTTATAACGTCTTAAGAGTGTGTGGGGGAAAATCCGAAACACTTTTTAATTATAAGTATTAAATAGAATGAAGACTGGATTCGATAACGATGTCCAATTAGCCAATAAACAGGCGGAAGACTATATGAATGCCATGGTTGATATTGTCATGCCAGTTCTTGAGCAGAGTATAGTAATTGCCGCAGAGTATTCTAAAGCTTGTGGAAGAAATGTAATTCTTTCAGAAGATGTGGAATACTCATCTAGGTATTGTGCGATGCATAAGGTTGGTCAGACGACAGGTAGTTTGTTCCCTGAGGTCTATGACGAAGATGATTCTGATGGAGAGGATTTCGAGGTTGTTCCAGATAATGAATTACCTACATTTGAGCGTTACTCAGGAAACAACCCCATATACATCCAGGTGAACCAGGCGTATGATAGATGGGATGCATGGGAACCGCGCAATCCAGCTGAGCAAATCTTAAAAAACGCTATTAATAAGAATGACACTATGGGAACCTGATGGTTGGAATTTTTCAGATACGAAAACAAAACTAACTGTATTGGAAAGTGATGGAGATTCTGATACAGAGTCATCCGATGATGAACCGTTATTCACAAAATCTAAAATACTCAGGAAAAGTAGATACAAAAAAATTAGTAAAGAAGAGTTACTTCCAGAGTAAAATATTTTCCCACACTATAGTATACAAATCACAATGAAGGCTGCTCTTAAGACTGTCAATCTTGTCACTCAAGAACTCGAGACCCAGTCTCTTAACGCGATCGTAGCGGGCTTCTCGTTCGCCGCCGCCATGTCGTGGATGGATGTTGTCCGTTGGACCATCAGCCAGGTCATTAAGGTGCCCAAGAACGGTGGCGCTCAGTATGCGCTCACCGCCGTCCTCACCACTCTCCTCTCGATTGTGGTTTACATGCTCATCTCCGGTGTTTCTACCCGTGTTTCCAAGCCTGCGCAGCCCGTCTACGCGGTCTCTCGTTAAACTCGCTTTTTCATAAAAGAAATGAGTAATATACCCAGGAAGGTAATTACACCAATATAAATAAACACCTCACGGTTATAAGGATTCTTCAATTCCTTTGGAATGCTTATTAACGATTTTTCTTCTTTTGGTAAAACCTTATCTACTTCAACCTTCGTAAGGTTCTCTAACTTATCCGTAGAACACGTCACCTCGAATTTTAATAAATGATCTTGATTCCTGAAATCATACGGTATCAGTCGCCCATGGCTCATATAAAAAAATTCAATTGTTAGCTCCTTAATAAATTTTTGTGAACCCGAATGAAAATGATGCACAAGTGGATCATCCACACCATTAAAGTTTATAACGTCTGAACCATTGAGAAGTATATGACCAGTGTAAAATGGTGTAGATGTATACACATCTTGATCAAACCCATCGGATCCAGATGTCACCTTGAGTACCAAAGAATTCGGACCTTCTAAGTTAATGGCACCGGACCGAAGTACTTTATTCGTAGACGCATGATCGATTGACCCAAACCCTAAAACTTGATGCGGGGTCGTCACAGAGGATGAGGTACTGGTATATCCATTCGTTCCATCATGAAATTCAAATGTGAAATCATTATCACCCGCGATGGTATTAGAGAATACTAGACCATTTGTATCGGTATCAAATACAACAGAATCGACATTAGATTCGGGTGGTGCCAATTTGAGAGTGAGATCCGAAGCGAGTTCTGTACCAGAAGAATAGTTTGTTTCATCTAGACTGATTACTGTACCATCTACACTGAAACTCTTATTTGTTGCACATGTTGTCAACTGTGGTGTGGGTATACGAGCGGAAACTAACTTAACTTGAGACACGTCATATATTGGATTTTCTAAACGGATGACGTATGTATTAGCGTAGAGATATACATTCGATTGGCGTTGGCTGCTATCTATGTTCAAGGTATGGACCTTCATTAAAATATAGGCACAATATTTTAATGAATGTTTTTGTCTAGTTCAGTTTGAAATTTACTGAGAAATGCTATGGGATAAAGGATTATTCTGGAGCTGTGTCTTGGCAATGTCAAGACGCCTAGAGTTGGGATTTTCGTTACCCTTATAAGCGTTGAACTGATGATACTCGTTATTCTTGTAATTTTGTGTCCAACCACCACTAGCTGGGTTGATGCGACCATCAATGCGAGTCGTATCAGATCTAACGGATGTAAGCTTACCACCCTGCTTACCTGCACTTTCACGAACATTCATGCGACCAGCGTTACCCATACGGTTAGGTTTACCACGACGATCTTCGGGGCGGAAACCATACTTCATGAGTTCTTCATTGCTCCTAGCATTAACATGTGCGGCGGCGCTATTAGTGTATCCACCGACAAAGTTGGTAATACCTGGAGTGGGTTGGTTGTTGTAAATGTACTGTTCATCGTTGCGGTCAGTCCTGAACCTAGTGGGATTTTGCACAACAGTCTGAGCAGGTATGAAGCGTCGGGCACCATTGAAACCCAACCCATCAGTGCGGACTCCAGTTTCCGAACGGTTGGTGGTCCTCTTAGTTCTTTCGTGTTCGTTGCGGGGAACGACACCAGACATACCCTGAGCACGGCCGGGCATAGCGGGTAAACGACTGGGAAGATGAGCAGTTGTGGCGGGTTTATTATGTGTCAACTCACCAACCTTCGCTGAACGACCACCCGTAACATCTTGAGCTGGGCCACTGCGTCCTGGTAATGTAGTGAGCCTGTATTCACCCACATTAATTGGGTTAACTCTGAATGTCTGTTGGAAGCCACCAACGGCTGGGGTGTGTGCACCGATACCGAGACCTGGACCAACGAGTTGTTTCTCAACCGGGGAAAGATTATTCATCCGACCCCGATCACTCATGCGATTGCGTAAATCTAAAACTTCTTGACCACCACTGCGCTGTTGCCTGGATATATCTGCGAAACTTTCAACCTCCCTCTTCTGTGGAACATCCACGCGGGAGACGAAATCATTCTCCTTGAAATCAATAAATTGGGCGGGTGCAGATGGAGATTCTTTGGGACTTTCAGATAAAGGGGTATATTTTTCAGGTTTCTTACTGAGAGATCGTCCAGCATAGACGAGTCCGGCTACGGCGATGAGTGAAACTGGATCAGCCATTCTTACTTCTTGTTAACATTTTTATTAATATACCTCTGGTCAAACAAACCATTCTGGAGCTCGGCACGAGTACTCGAAGGTTCGTATGATCTGGTACGAAGAGGGACTTTACAATCCATGTTGGTGAGGGGGAATAGATTGCGTTCATAGGTGGGTACGATGACCTTATTGAAACGGGTAGTAGCTTGGGGACGAAGTTGATCGGATGTTTCGATATATTCTGCTGGAGAACCCTTACCAGCCTTGTATGGAGCAGTTCCATAAAGCATGGTATTGGGGCGAGAACCATAATTTAATTGACTGGGCTGAGGGTAAACGAATACCTCATCAGTCGCTTTTACACTTGGAAGGGCACCAGCGTTTTCAACAATTGAGAGACCAGGTTGGAGTTGATATGCCATTTATTATTACACGAGAATATTAATCTAACTATAGGTTCCGCCACCACCTCGCACACGACCACCACCTCGGGGACCCCTGATATCCCCATCACCACCGAGACCTGCGAAGGCCTCTAATTGAACACCGCGCGCGTCAGGATTACAGTACTTGGAATCACTTTTGCACATCGGTCCATTCTTTGGTCCATATAACCATTCAGCAAATTGCGTTTGATCGCCTGGTATTTGACTCACAGGGTTCGTGACAAATTGCCTTTCTATAGCATTCTTCTGAAATTTGGGTAACGATGACCGAGAACGCCCCGAATCAAATGGAACACCCTGTGTAACAAATTCGTTAGGTTGTGAATAATAACACGCCTCTAAACGATTGGGTGCGTCACTGTAATCGGTCATGAGCACGTTAGCCATGGGATTACTGCGAGTTGGTTCCTGACAATTGGAAGTCTTTTTCAATGAATGATTGAATGTCTCTTTTACCATATTCGTCTTGTACAAAACAAAAATGACAGTGAGAACAGTCAACGCTAGGACATAAATCCTAGGATCGCGACGAATTAGAAATACGACGGTTGCAATATAAATTATAAATCTTGAAGCGGCGTTAATTCGATCTTCTGGTGTTTGTTCACTCGTTGGCCAAAATTGAGAAATTTGGTCACGCCGGATGAGCTGCTTAGGATCGTCGAACCAGGCCTTCATTTAATATATATTAAGGTTTATTTTTTCAGAAGACCCTGACCAGAGTCACCCATACCACCCATCATACCTCCGATCATTTTCATCAAGGCATCCTGATCAACATCACCATCCCCATTTTCGAGTTTATCTGCACAATCCTTAGCAAGTCCTTCAATCATAGATAGTGTATCAGCGGGAATAGAAATGATGGTGGTACCAAGCATGTACAGCGTCTGAAGATACTGCCACGTGGCCTCCTTTGTGTTTGGAGACAGCTTGGACCAATACGACTTTACATCAAGCTCCTTGAGAAAGTCGATATTTTCAATCTCCTTTAGGATAAACTGCTCATTCTTATCGGAGATATGCCCGGCGTAAGGGGTTACACCGCTCATGAATCCATCCACGACGAGACGGGGGTTGGTAGTCTTCAAAAGATCGAACGATGTCAACATCTTCTTAATGCCTTTTTCCTCTGGAAGAGTCTTGTGCAATTCCACAAGAAATTGACCCATCATATCGTTGAACGCAGTAACGGATGCCATTTTCTTATTATAAACCTGTAATCTTTAAGTTTCAGAAAGGGTCTGTAGATATAGACTCCTTTTTACCTACACCATTAGAGATTATGAAAAATACGAGTATCGCATTTAATACGGCAGGTTTAGTGTATTTATTCAATTCTAATTTACCTTCATTATTGAGATGTGCTTTGAGGTGAATATACCCAGCAGTAATTAAACCCGCGATAAGAGCTGCACTGAGTGGGTCACGGAAATGTTCTGACAATGACTCCATTTAATTATAGGCAAGTTTTTTTGTACGCTGCTCTGGTGCGTCACCAAATAAAACACCTTCATCTTCACCCTGAGGTTGTGTTTCATTCATGGGTTCGGGTTCAGTCCCTAGTTCGGGTTCAGGTTCAGTCTCTGGTTGTGTATGAACACCGGGAACAGTCTTGAACTCATTCGCGAGACCATGGACATCTTCCACTTCTTCTCCCTCAATGGGTGCGGTCTCCTGGGGGTTCATGGGTTCCTCTTCCATGGGCTCTTCCATAGGAGCATCCATTTCGTCGACCACGTCGGGGTCGATAGTGTCTTCAATTTCACCATCGAGATCTATATCCCTCGATTCCTGGGACATGTACGTCTGAAGAATTTGTTGAACTGGAATCAATTCTTTGACTGTATTCTCAATGGCACTACAAAATCGCACCGTTAAATTTTCGTCACGAGTGTACTCACTCTGTTCACTATGGAAAATGTAAGGGTCCTTGTACAAATCCTTGGCAATGTTATTGTAACACGTTTGAATGAATACTTCATTTGTTGGGAGCTTGAGGGAAATCTTCTTGTTATCCGCCTTGAGACGGACAGCAGAGAGAATCTTAGTACATGCTACAAAGACAGCGGCTAAGAGATCATTGAACCACGCACACCTATCGGCGATATTGTCGGTGTGCTGTTTAGACATCGCATTAGACCAATTGGGAACTTCCTTCAATAACTTCTGGAACATGATAAGAATCTTTCGTCCTTTCGAAATCTTAACCGATTCCCTGTACATTTCATCAAAAACTTCAATCATAGGTGGGCACATGATGAGACATAACTGACCGAGGTATTCTTTCTTAGCCTCGACGAGTACGTTCAGATTGTCCATTTATGATTAATAGGGTTTTTAAAAAGCTTATTTCCTACGCAGCTCCCCTGTACTTGTTCGCTATCTTCTTAAGATTCATGAGGTTCGGAAATCCCGAATCGTCATCGTCATCGTGGTCATTCGTTTCCTTTACCCTCCTCGGTTTAGGCCATGCGACATATAAATCAAAATCGCTCATGAACTCCACTGTAAAACCACCCCTCATAAACTGCCTAGCTACGTAACGACACGCAGATGATCTATCGAATACGGGGTATCCTATTAAAAACAGGGGAACGGTTAAAAACACCTGTTTATGACCAAATTCTACTGACTGTTTTATCTTGGAAGAAAACTGTTCGTAAATTTTGGTGTAGATTTCCTTTTTAATCAGTTTTTTCTTTTCATCGATTTTCAGAATATCATTGATGTTGATCATTATAGTTACATCAACTTATTTTTAGCCTCTTCAAACTCACCCATGGTAGGAGTGGCAGCCTCCTTGACCAGTTCAAATTTAAGAAATTCCTTACCTGGTGCTCCATCAGTGAAAGCCTTTACGTTGCCAGGTTGTTCAATGTCAATCGGCTGGGTACGAAGAGATACGAGTTTCATTGTATCACCCTTCACCTCGAATGAGGCTACTACCGAGAACCCATAGGAAAATCCACCCTTTTTCATCACCATGAACACACATTCGTAAACATCGTTTTCCTTACCAGCATGTTTCTTAATTTTAGCAGTTTCTATGATATACGTGGGTGTACCGATACGCTTAGAAATTTCAGCGTTCGCTTGAATGGTGAATGTTTCCATCATATCATGATTCACAGAAGCCTCAACCTCCTTGTAACCGGATAGGTTTGGTCTGGGGTCGTTGAGCCGTATGTAGTCTACAGGTTTGCTGTATCCTGAAAGTCCGAAAATCTCAGTGAATGATTCACGCCTGGTCAATAAAATCACCAAGACGAGAAGAGCCAAAAGTATATATACCTTCATCTTTACTATAGTGCGTTAATATTTTTTTACTAAATACCGTATAAATATTAGATGTCGCTACTTATCTACAGTCCAAGATGCAAACACTCGATGGATATCATCGAGTATATCAAAAGTCAGGCACAATTGAAGCAACTCGTACAATTCCATAATGTGAATACACAGGGGATACCCAGGAACTTTCAAAATAAGATCAACCGTGTTCCTACGATGCTGACTAAAAATGGAAAGATTCTTGTGGGGAACGAAATAAAGAACTGGCTAGACTCACTCCTACCAAAGAAGGAAATCGAGCATGGAGGTTTTGGGGGTGCTTATTCGATGACCAGTCTAGATGGTAACGAGAAGGATGCGGATATGTTTTATTTAGACAACTATGGACAATCTCTCCAACCTGCAATGACTAAAGAACTCGAGGAAAAAATAAGTAGAGATGTGTCTAAGGGTATGGCATATAGTGATTTAAAGATGTGATACTCCACGTGTGTAGACATGAAACTAGTTTCGATACAGGCTTCCGCCTTTAAGTCAACATTCGAAGTGTTAAAGGATATACTCAATGATGTGAATATTTACTTTAGACCACAAGGTATGTATATTGTTACACTCGATACGGCTCGAACGTCTCTCATAGACATGTTCTTAGCGTCTGACAACTTTGAGGAATATCATTGTGATCAGGAAGAGATTATAGCTGGTATCAACATTTCAAATACGTTCAAGTTACTCAAAACAATCACAAACAATGATGTTCTTCAAATTGAAATTACATCGAAAGAATACATGGATATCACGATCACGAGTGAATCAAAGAAGACGAGTTCTAAGTTTCAGCTTAAATTGCTGGACATTAATGAAAGTCGGATAGAAGTTCCTGAAGTTGAAATGTCCACGGTAACAATTCTACCTTCATCAGACTTTCAGCGATTGTGTCGTGACATGTACAATCTTGGCCCGGAGATTGGTATTACCCGTGATGGTAAGCAACTTAAGCTCAGATGTGATGGTGACTTTGCGAATCAAGAGACGTGTATAGAATGTCCCGAAGAAAGTCCATGTATTACAGGTTTATACAGTCTAAAATATTTGAATATCTTTACAAAGGCGACGAGTATGTGTGCGTCTGTGCAAATTATACAAGAAACTGGAAATAGGTTTTTGATTTTAAAGTATAACGTCGCAAACTTGGGCGAGCTTAAATTTTACTTAGCAACTAAGGTATCCGAAGATCTGTTGTAAAGTTATCGAGTGTAGATACATTTTTTGACATACCAAACGAATTTTTTATAATAATTTTAGGTAAATACTCCTTCAAGTATGATCGTTCATAATATAAAAATTGATCGATCGGGACTTTTTGGGTATGGAAATCGCAACGAGGGCCCATATATCGTTTCACCTTTTCAGTAATATCTCTTATAGGTTTATCATCATGATCGACTAACCAGGCACTACTCAAAGGAATACTAAAATGCATACTTGTATCTTCATTTACACCCGGCATAAAATTTATATCATTCGATACAGCGGTGTACATCTTACCATTGAAGTAATATTTCACTCTTAGAATAATATACTTGACATTCTGTGGGATACATGTATGTATAATGTCTTTGTCGATAACATCCGTGTAGTACTCTGTTAGTATATCGTCTTGCCAGTCCTTACTTTCATGTTTCCAGAATTCATCTTCAGTCTTGTATTTTATGTCGGGATCAATTTCATATTCCAAAACTTTAGAAACGATGTGATAGTCTGGATATGTGGTTAGTTTTTTATAAAAGTATAAAAGACTACTTAAAAGTTTAAAGAGCATTTCTATATAACGAATGGAAGGGAATTTTTTAAGTAGATATAACAATAAATTGGATGAATGGACAAAACTAATAGAAAATGACCCGAGTAATCGTAGACGATATGAAAGTGAAATGTCGGATTATATGATAAAATGTATGCCATTCATGAATTTACATATAGATGACGGTGAGGGTGAAGATAAAATAAATACAGATAACGTATTCAATGTCAAAGAAACTGTGGGTCTAAAAAGAAAGGATATATTTACAGATTATCTTGTTGAAGTTGAAAAACAAAACATATATAGACCGATACAAAAAACAGTTCAAGTATGTACGAACTGTCCAGATAGTAACATTATTCATTACCACCAAACCGCTGATCTCGTATGTGATGGTTGTGGGTTAATAGTCGCTAGAGCAATCAGCGAAGAATTGACATACAAAGAAGAACAAGAAACATCTGAAAAAATTGTAAACTATTCATACAAGAGGGAAAATCACTTCAATGAATGGTTGTCACAATTTCAAGCGCAAGAGACGACCACCATACCCCCAGAGGTCATGGACCAATTACGCACCGAACTCAAGAAAATGAAAGTTAAGAAAGTCGAAGATATCACACATGCAAAGGTGAGGGGTCTCTTGAAAAAGTTAAGATTGAATAAGTACTATGAACATGTACCCTATATAGCCAATATTCTTAGCGGTATTAAACCCCCAAATATGCCACAAGAATTGGAGGAGTATCTTCGAATCATGTTCAAAGATATCCAGAAACCTTTTGATGACAACTGTCCGACAGAGCGTAAGAACTTTTTGAGTTACTCGTATGTTTTGTATAAGTTTTGTGAACTTTTAAGTGAGGATGAATATCTCCAATACTTTCCCCTCCTCAAATCTAAAGAGAAGTTGTATCAACAAGATGTCATTTGGAAAAAGATATGTCACGATCTTAAATGGGAGTTTATACCCACAATTTAAAGAATTAATCAAATGATTCTTTAATAATGGAGTGTCCAAATTTTGATGTGTGTCATAAAAGGTATGATCCAAGGTTGAAAGTATGTACTTCATGTTTTTGGAGATTCAAGAATGAAGTACTCGAATTCAAAATTGGGGAATGTTCACTTTGTCACGAGACTATTAAATGTGTCAAATATAGAAAATGTTCACATTTCGTTTGTCTCAGGTGTTTCAATAACAATAGGAAATGTTCTATACCTAAGTGCGGTGAATAATCGTATTTAGTAACAAAATGACTGAGGAGGACAATCAAGCCTTATTGGCACTATATGAGCTCGAGTCTCATGTGTGCCCACACCTCGATAACATCAGTCAAACGGACCCGGCTGTTCGGTATTGCATGGAACAGGCGAAGTTTCATTTGAAAACGGCCCACGAACTCCTGGAAGCAGCTGTGTTAAGTCCGCAGACACGACACGATGATGATCTCGTATTTTATCAAAGGCTTTCGCGAGTTCTCCCGCTGATGGTCCTAATGCAAGTTTCCGAATCTCAACCTCCCGATCCGGTTGAAGAGGAAAATTTACCAGATACGCCAACCTCAGTCCTGTCAAGTCAAGATATTTTCGAGCCTGTTGATCCATCCCATCAGTGAGAGTCTTAATAGCCTTGAGTTCTAGTATCACGGTATTGTCTATAATAATATCAGCTCGTAACTGTCCAACAACGTGACCCCTAAACCTAACCAAAATGTGTCTCTCAGATTCATATGGAATACCTTTTTCTCTCAGTATAACCTCAACTGCATTGTGATACACTCGTTCACTATAGCCAGGACCTAGTTCAGAATATACTTCTTTCACGATTTTCTCTATATCCCACTTCATTTATAAAGAATGGTTAATTTTCTCTATATATGTTAAGATGGCTCCCACATCCATGAACATAAACAACGGGCCTAACAGGACCAAAAATGGTACCAAGAAACGCCGCGCCAATAACAGTAATAGTAACAATAATCAGGCAAGGGCATACAGAAAGCGGGAGATTAACTTACCAAATCTGAATGTCGGTGGGAGTGGTATGGGGTGCGGATATGCCGGTATTCCACGGTATATGAAAAGGGCGAAGGAACGATTTGATAATGCGTATGTCGTGTCTGCCTTTTTAGACTACACCATAGCCACCAATCAATACGGTATAGTGAAAAACATAAACACTATCGTCAAACGCCACGGTGTACCCAACACGTCTTCTAGGATTACCACCTCCAAACAAGTATACTTTTTCATGGTAGGTTTAAGGAATGTAGACAATGCACACGCCATTAGTGTTTTGGTTGATCCGGGTGTTTATGCATCAAATTTTAGAATCTGGGTATTTGATCCACACGGTGAAGCATCGAGAGAATCTATCTGGGGTAGAACTATGCGACAGAAAGTAGTACCACTCATCAAACAGTTATGGGGAGTCACGAATGCCAATAATCGAATGACCAAATATTATAATGGTCCAAATTTACAAGCTAATAACAATCGGGGTGTGTGCACTACATTCTACGTGACATTCATGGATTATATTCAAGCACTCGTGGCTGGTGAAAATATAAACGGAATAACTCGTTTTGCAGCACAGAATTCCACAGTGAGGAGAAAACTCTTCTTGGACTTCCCTCCAAATATACAGGGTTTAGTTACAGTTAAAAACAAAACTCGTTAAAGTCTCAGGGTATAATAGAGGGGATCGATGAAATTTAGACTCACACGTCCAAACATGGTCGTAAGAAGAAAGAGAATACAATTGTCCCGTGAAGTGGTTCGTGATTTGAAAGAAGTGAGTAAATTATCTTGTGTCAAACAGTGGGAATTTGCGGGTAATATCGAGTACAAGAATTTCGAATTTAGTAAACCAAATATCGTTACATCAAAAAAACGAAACCGAGTCGAAGGTCCTGAAATCGATAGAGTTTGGTATTCTGAAATGTCATTTCATACACACCCAGGTATTGGTCACCATGACGGGACTCTATGTCAGAATACACCCGTGTTCACAACCCTCCCCAGTAATGCGGATTTCGAAGCATATATTAAAGGGTTTCCTGAAATGCAAGTCAATATAATTTGTGATTCACATGGATACTATGTTATTAATATCCTTAAATCGGCGTACATGAGGGTATCACCTTTACCCGAGGCTGTACATGAATACATGAGAAAGGTACGCAGTAAACCATTCATGCGTATTTGTGTATTTTCCGATAATGGAATTGAATATTTTCAAACCACTGTAAAAAATTGGAAAAGAGAAATCAACGAGTACATTGATCCAGAAATGATGAAACTTTTTGGAGTATCAATTCGTTATTATGGATATGACGACGATCCCCCAATTGTTACCGTCTATCGGGATATAGACGTAGCATAGAATCCTCTAATTCATCAACTTCATACCAAGCCCAATGACACTCCGACGAATCCTTATCCATTTCACACATCTCCTGTGCTTCTTTTATCGCTTCTGTGAAGCGTAAACGAAGTCTCAGATTCTCCTTGATTGGTCTCACCTCTACGATACTTGGTCGTTGGTAGATAGATTCAAGGACATTCTTACGAGTCTTTGCTAGTTTTATTTTGTACAGACTATTTTCAGAAAAGGTAGCCACACACTTCATCTAATATATGAAGGTATTAAAGTTTTAAGCTTTAGATGAAATTAAATAAAATATCACTCGGTTTCAGTGCCCCGTTAATGTGATAATTATACATATACAGATACGTATCTAAACCTGGTGAGAAATCAAAATTGTTGATAAAGTTATTATTTTCACCTATATTTAAACATAATATCACATTTATTTTTTTAGCATGACAATGATTATTTATTTGTTTGAATAAATCCATATAATCAGTTCCCTCGTATAAAAGTAAAACAATTTCCATGACTCGATATTTATAATTCATCATATCATTTACCACGTATGTCAATACACCTTTACGAATACCATTTTCCATTATTATAAGTGATTCGTATACACCCGATTTAGAGGAGTATATATATTTTGACTGGTATTCGTCAAATATTGGGTAACATTTATACCCGGAACAGATTGTATTGTATAATTGTTTTATATACATCATGTCCGTCGAGGTCGAATCCTTTAAAACATGAGAATTATTTGGTGATAATGTATTATTTGTTGCGTATGAATAAAATTTCATTTTACATATGTGATTAAATGGTAACCTTTTTTGTTCTATTTTAAAAATGAACACCTTTGAATATTTGTTAGAAGACTCTTTAGCTGTATGTGATATAACAAGTGGGGCATAATTTTTACTTCTATGATCTTTGTGTACGGTTAACAAATCAACATAGTGAGTATTTATAATATCATTTTTTAGACATAGTTTATATGGTTTAGCCACTATATTGGCTATAAGCATATTTTCGTTTTTTAGGTTTAAAATATTGTCACCGTTTAAGTAAGGGTGTGATAAATACCAAGAAATGTCATCTTCATTGAAAACGTAACCCTTGACGTAATGTATAGATAAAAAGTTAGCTAAAACATTATGAAATGATTTATTATTGGGATCGACTTTCACGAGTTGATTTGGTTGTTTAATTCGAAGTGGAAATGGTATCAGATTGGATATTATACCCTCCTCAGTATGATCGCGTGAAACGGGTTGCTTACTCCAATATTTATGCTTTTCTCGAAATATGGAAAGGAATGTCGATAAAAGTGTCATACTTTACGAAGGTATTAAAGTTTTAAGTACAACTACTATTATAAGATGTCGTCCTCTTATAGTGTTGAACCCTGTACATTCATCTATCGTGTATCCTCCCTCGCGAAGGTTGTCGACGGTGATACCATTGATGTGAATATTGATCTAGGTTTTGATGTATGCACGAAGCAACGTGTCCGTCTTCTAGGGATCGATACACCTGAGTCTCGCACTTCGGACAAGGAGGAGAAGGTCTTCGGTCTCCTATCGAAGAAGAAGCTCAAGGAATGGTGTCTAAAGGCTGTCGCATCTGAGAAGGATGATATCGATATCGAACTCAGATGCCCAGAGGCGGATTCTAGGGGTAAGTTTGGTCGCGTACTCGGAGAGGTTTGGGTTTCAGAGGATGGAGTGTGGACCAATGTCAATAAATGGTTGGTCGATGAGGGATATGCCGTTCCATATGGAGCCGAGAACAAGTCTTTAGTCGAAGGGCTTCATCTTGAGAATCGTAAGAAACTTATCGAACGTGGTGAGGTTCAGGTGTAAAAAAATATAAGTATATATAAATAATGAAGATTGATTGGAGGTTTGTTTTGGTTTTGGTTGCCGCACTCGTAACCATCATCGCCCTCAAAACCCAGACGGAAAACTTAGATGGTGAGGTCGAGGAGGAGACCGAGGAGGAGACTGAGAAGGAGACCGAGGAGACTGAAGAGGAGACCGAGGAGGAGACCAAGGAACCCGAACCCGCGTATCCAGATGTGTCTGGTTTTGTAGCTGAACTCAATGGCGTTAATGGTAGTATAAAGTTCACAGATCTCGCAATGATCGAAAATTTGATGCGCGAGGTAAAGGTAACTAGTGACCCTAAATCATATGTACACTGTATGGAAAACTGTGGTCCAGATGTTATGTCTAACCCAGAAATGAAAGACCAGCAGAAAAAATGCAAAGTAGGCTGCGATCAATTCTTGTCGGGTGCATGTAAAGTTGGTTGCGCGGTTAACGCAGATGCACCAGAATGCGAAGGATTCTGTTCGAGTTACTTAGAATAAATACGGGTATTGCCTGACCCATAAATTACAAACCCATTTTTCACCAGACTTTACAGGTAACCCACCATGTAAAGCCTTGGACGTCATACACTCCCATTTATTGAGTGTGTCAAAAAATAAAGCATCCCCAGCACTCAATTTAAACGATTTATTTAGATTGGGAAAATGCGTCTCCCCACCATCATAGTTATCATTAAGAGCTAAAATGAATGTATGTACTCGTCTATTTTTATCACTCATGAAACAATCCTGATGGTATTTATAATGACCATCCTTTTCGTATTTGAGAACCTGTAACTTCTCAAAGTTCATTACACGCGTATTAGTATACTTTAGGCACTTTTGAATTATACCATCTACTACTGGATCCTTTTTTGACAGCCATGCTGTTTTACTTTTCCTAATACTCTCATTAACAATTTTACCGGATGTTATCTTAGAATCCTCTAGTTTATCTTCTGCACACGACATTATATAGTGTCTGTCCTTCTCAGAAAGAAACCCTTTTATAACTAGTGGATTTCTATAAAACATCGATTCGTCTCGGTGTAGCTGAATTATACCTAGATCTTATTATTTGAAATATACCATTGGAATACTCCAAAATTAATTCCATATGTTTTAATATTTCATCGTGTTTATTTGGTTCAATAATATATTGCCTGAGAAGATCACCACATGTATGAGAGATGAGTTCAATTGTATGATACACTTCTTTTGATTTATCGAGAAACTTTTCTTGTCGCTGTAGAAATGTTTTGAATTGTTCTTCGGATAAATCATTTAACATATAATAAATTCGCATAGATATGTTATCGATTGGTTCTATATTCAAAAATAAAAGCTCACGCTCTAATTGATTCACTAACATCATATACTGAAGCATTTCATTTGATGCGTTATTTTCCCTCAGTTCTCGAAAGGTTGGTACCCCACCACATGGAATATCACCATGCTCACGGGATGAAATCAACTTCTTTTTGAATTCGATGAAATGTGGGTTATGTACACGACCAGTTTCTATTTCACCAGTTCTCCAGTTAAATGCGGTATGACAGTTTACACACCACATTTGCATACAACCACTACTTTTATGTATAACTGTACCACATTTAGGACACGATTTACTATCCTTGTTCAAAAGTTGCATAGTTTTTACAGTTTCTGGATCACATACGTGATCATCACTCACGGGTTCATTACAGTCTTTACAATACTGCATACTACACAATCCACAATACCACCCTTCACTTAAAAACCCTTTACATGTCTCAGATGGACATTGGCGTGTAAAATGTCGCGTTTCAAAATCCGAACTCGTAACTTGACTACGTATCTCATTTAAATGGCGATATGTATTTTCCATTTCTCTGTACAATGCAAGAACTTCGGGATGAATGGATAGTGTGTCGTACGTTATGTTGTGTATATGATGTAATTCAATGAGTTTTTGTTTTTGACGGGAGAGAATCTTACGCAATTGTCTCATATGAAGTATTCTTTCTACTTCTGGCTGTGTTTGTGGCATCAATTGTTTTTCTCTTTCGAAAAGTATATTTTCACGATGTGTTTTATAGTGTTTGTTTCTAAAAACTTTCGTACAAAATGAATCTATGAATTCACGATTCCATGGAGTCTTACAGCCCATACAGTGTGGATCTTCGAACGAAGAGAGTATGTATCTTTGGCTACAGGAGCGACAACTCGATAAATCACAAAAGGGACATTCAACTTTTTTGTGATTTATCTTATTGAATTTCTCACAACACACATCACAACTGGTCATTAATATAAAGGGAGTTTATTTCTTTAATGATAAAAAATATAACAATATATTAATGGAAGGTACAGAAACGAAAGTGAATATCATAATCGTGATTGTACTTTTAGTAATGTGTTGTTGTTCTTCCTCGAGTGGGATTTTAGCGTTGAGACGAAAATCCCCCGCTGCACCACCATTTGACCCCTTCGCCGAAGCCAAGGCTGCTTCCGCCGCCAAAGGTGCTGCCAGGGCCAAAGCTGATGCTGATGCTAAGATTGCCGCCGCTGCGAGGGCTGTTGCTAAAGCTAATGCTGATAGAGCCGCTAAAGATAAGGCCGCCGCCGCTGCGAGGGCTGTTGCCACCGCTAGAGCTGCTAAGGCCAGGGCCGATGCCGCCGCTAGGGCTGCTCAGGCCCGGGCCGCCGCCGCTGCTAGGGCCAAGGCTGCCAAGGATGCCGCCGCTGCTAGAGCTGCTAAGGCTCGGGCTGATGCTAAGGCCCGGGCTAAGGCCCAAGCCAAGGCTGCCAAGGCTGCCCAGGATGCTGCTAGGGCTAGGGCCAAGGCTGCCCAGGCCGCTGCTAGGGCCAAAATGTTGAAAGCGATGAAAAAGATGAAGATGATGCGGAGGTGAGGGAGTTTATTTCTTTAAATTACAATCCATCTACAAAACTACCAATAATCTCCATCGCGTCATCTCGACCGTATACAGTTTGTGTAAAAAAGAGAGTCATTTCGGCCTGTCCGTATGACAAGTATGTATCCCGATACTTTTCATATATAGATGCGAGACCATCAAGGTTATTGTCGCACCAATTCTCTACATCTTCCTCGGTCATATCACGGTGAAGACCCCGTTCGATGAAATCGACAACCTCGTCGCTGAGAGGCATGTCGGTAATCACGGTACAGTCGTCGTCGGGGTGATTCATTTTAGTTACTTTTTTGTATATTTATAACCGACTTAGGGCTTCATCTCTACGAATCGCGCCTTTGATTCTACCACGAAGTTTGAACACATTTCTCCTCGTCTCCATACGATTTATGTTTCTACCAAAGTTCGTATCAGTCTTTTTGGCTAAATTCCTCAACTCAACTTTCTTGGCCTCCACGAAGTTTTCACGTGATTTATACTTCATCTTCTTAGCCTGGTTAGAATTATCGTTGGAGTTGTAGTTTGAAATAACAGAGTTTTTGTTGTTGTTCTTGTTCTTAATCTGCATCTCAATCTCATTACGCCTCTTATTCACATTATTCACGAATTTCACAACCTTCCTCCGGTGATTCATCTTCTCAACCTTGGTGAGACCCGCCTTGGTGTACTTGTTCTCTATGTTCCTACGGAGTTCGACCTTTTTGTTGAGCGCATTCTCGATCGCATCGAGATCTCCAATTGTTTTCGCAGCCCTCAACTCACGAGCCCAAATGCCTATACGACCCTTGGTAAAACCCTTTCTTTCCTGAAATTTACCATCATTATTAGGTATCATGTTCAGTTCCTTAGTGATCTTATTCTTGAGTTTGTTTCTCTCGGAGTTGAAATTCTTGACATTTACCTTCACATTATTTACATTTACGGCATTATTAGAGGGTGGGAGGGACACATTATTATTGTTGGCACCTAATCTAAGACCCCCATTAAAGCTGTTCTTGTTTTGTAACTTTCGAGTATTACTTAACGTATTCGCATTTCGTTTAGCAGCTCCTAAAGTTTGATTAGTGGTATTAAATAAGTTCATTAATTTCTTCTTATTCGCATTCGGTAAACCCAAATTGTTTATGTGCTTACTTAATTCATTGGATTCGGATTTTTTGTTGTTAAATATCGGGTTATTTGTCATATTTGGTTCAAATAGGGGATTATTCTGTGTAGTCGTGTTGTTATTGTTATTGTTAGAATTGGAACTATTGTTGTAAATAGGTTTATTATTGTTATTGTTACTGTTACTCGAGTTATTGTAAATAGGTTTGTTATTGTTTAATTTCATTTTATTAATGTCAGATGAAATGT